TGGCGTGGTTGCCGTTGCCGGAATTGTCCAGCATCAGCCCAACAGGTTGTCCCGCCGTTGTGACGGGCGTGGTGCCTGCGCTATCTTGGAACAGCGTGGACAGATCGGATACATCGTAGACGACACCTGCCTCGCTTCCCGTGAACAGATCAGCAGGGGTGAACACGCCGAAAGGCTGTCCGACGCCGAGCCGCCGGCCGAAAGGCGACGGAATGCCGTTGAAGGTTTTTTCGAAAGGGCTCTTGAACGGCATCGGAATCTCCGGTCAGGCGTGGTAGACGTTGATCACGGCGTCATCGCGGGAGAACGCATAGAGATCCGTGTAGCTTCCGCCTGGGAAAATATCGTCGAGCGTGCCGCGCTCACCTTCGCGGGTCACGTAATCGAAGCCATCCGCAAAATCGGAAGCCGAGGGCGTCGCGCCCGTAGTGCCCATGATGGTCACAAGGTCGCCATACTTGATCTGGAAGGCGATCGTGCCCGGGCTCGAGGATCCGGTCAGCTTCGTGACGGTATAGGCGGGCACATCAACTCGCTTGGGGGGTGGCATTTCAGTTTCCTTCCGAGTTCAGGCCATCCAGCAGGCCGGGGGTGTATTCGGTTATTCGATTTTCCGCTGGCAGGCGGCTTCAAAGGCATTGTACGCGCGCCCGATCTCCGCGACCGTCTGCGCGGTGTCCGACCTCGAGCGCGACGGCAGGCTACCCTGCCACACATCGCACAGCGCCTGCTCAGTCGCGGAAACCGCGGGTGTCGTCTTCTGGCTGCACGCCGTCAGCATCGCGAGCGCGGCGACGGATATCATCAGCGTTTTTCCGATCATGGTCCTGCATCTCCTTTTGCGCCTCTCCGCGGCCCTGTGAGCGGCCCTGTGAGCGGCTTTGGCGTTGCAGCCACCGGAGATACGCCAAGGCAGCGAGAGCCGCCGCCACTGCCTGTCCTGCGCGGCTACCGGCGATCCAGCGCCATGCGGCGAAGATCCACGTCACGTCTCACGCCCCCTCACAATCCACCACAGACCCGCCAGTGCAGCTATAACGAGTACTGCGGCTACTGCGTAGGGGATAGGCCCCTCACTATTTGACAGAACACCACCACTGCCCAGCAAGCCACCTGCGACCGTCTGCACGCCACGATTGCTCGCAGCATCCTTGATGGTGAACATAACGCTTTTCTTGCCATCCGCCTTGGCTGTCGGCGGCTCTGCCGTATCCGTCGCGACGGTTTCGTCGTAGGCCCATTCGATAGACTGCGCCCGTACCTCGTGAACGCGCCGTGACCAGCCGTTCTTGAATGTAGACCAGTGACGAAGGCTTTTCATGAAAGACAGCCGTTTGTCGCAGTAGCGATGGATTAGCTCATCGGGCGGAACCTCCCGCGTCTGGGAAATCGTTTCGTTCCCCACGATGCCATCGACCCGCGCGCCAGTGGCCTCTTGAAGCCATCTCACCGCGCGCCCAGGCCCTGAATTGACCGCAGCATCAAACACACAGTAACCAACACCAGACGGCAAATCATCGGCCTGGACCGCGTTCCAGTATTGCGCCCGGTAAATGCGTTCGACCTCACCATCTGTTATTTGTTTCACATGCCGAGTAGGTTGCCCTCTCCGCCTGCGATAGCTGTCATAAGTGCGCTGCGTCACGCCCTTCATGGTCGCGCCGCCTGGATCTCGCGGATGATCCGAAAAACCGCCCTCGTGGACTTTCAGAAGATCAAACGCGCGGGGAAACCGGTCAGTCATCAGTTACCTCCCTGATTATCGCGCAGATACCGTGTGAGTTCCGACAGGGTGTCGACCATGCGGGGACGGGCGGGCATTTTCATTTCGGCGTACTCCCATTACTGATATAGTCGATCAGCGTGTCGATCTTGTCCTCGGTGCGCCGCTGTCCCTGTTCGATGCTGATCAGGCGCTGGTCCAAGCGCGCGGCCCCGGATCGCAGGGCGTTGACGGCACTCGTGTTTTGCGAAATGTGCTGGCGATCTTCGGCTTGCCGCGCCTGCAGCGTATCGACGCCGTTATTGGCGTCCGTGACCTGCGCTCCGATCCAGATACCGCCACCGATGACCGTGACCAGGATCGTCCAAGCCAGCGACTTGTTAAGGGTTACGCCCCTTTCGGAATTTTCAATCATTGGGCGGTTCACCTCATGCCCTCATTACGTTGCAAAACATATCGGGCGCGAGCGACGTCGTCTTCCCATGCCTTCTTGATGTGGTTCTCCTGCCAGAAAAAAACGGTATTGATCAGAACCCCGAACCGGCGCCAGAACTCGCTGTCGCGCCCGTTGAGATAAGCGCGCGAAGAAAGGCCCTGCGCCGTCGAGCCACCAAAGAATATCGCGTTGGCACCACGCGTCAGAAGGCTGCCGATGTCACACAGCAGGCGCCGAATAAGATATCCGCAGCGGGTCATGCCAGACACCCCGCCTGAACATGGCGGCCGTAGAATCCGCAAAAGTTGGGAGGCACATGGCAAGGTGTCATTGCAAATCCTGATCTAAGGGGTCCAGGTTGCATCACACATCTTGCGCGGCGCTGCAGGCCATATACCACATATGGGCCCGCAATGAAAGACCGCCGATCAGTCGTAAAGCTGCGGCGCCATGTCCCGCTCTATGCCCGGTCGCAGCTTGTCGTTGATGTTCACGCCGCGCTGCACGCCCTCGCTCCACCGCTGGCGAGAGCCGATCGACCGGCGGATGCTGGATCCGGTGATCGGGAACGTCGGGTGCTTCTGATTGAACGCGCGGATCCGCTTGAGAAGCGCGGGCGTCATGCCGCCGCCCTCGGACACCGCCTTGGCAATGTCGCCGTGCAGGCTCGAGCGTTCGCGGATGATCTTCTTTTCCGCGTCGCGCATGCGGCTCATGTCGTCATACCGCTCGGCCAGCCGGGCCGGGGTGAACCCCATGGCCTGCACGATCGCCTCATAGGGCGACACGTCCTCCAGGATCGGATCCCCGTTGCGCGTCTCGACCCCGTCCATGGTGTAGCGCACGCCCTTGGAGATATCGCGCGCCATCTTGGGAACCATGGCCTCAGCCCCGCGCCACCAGTCTTGTTCAGCCATGTATTGCATGCCGCGGCCCATGCTGAACACGATGCTGGCCGCCGGCCCCGCGAGCTCGTGAACGTAATGCGTGACCGTGTCTTGCGCGTCCATGTCGTAAAACGGGCCGCGGAACCAAAGGTTCGGGATGCCAATGCGCTCGGACAGTGCGATCTCGCTGATCTGCCCCGGCACGCCCTTGAGCGCCATCCCCATCATGTAGTTCCAGGCGGCCGTGCCGGTGCTGTTGCCCTCCATCAGAAGCGCGTCATGCAGCCATTCGTCGATATCGTCGTCATCGCCGCCCGAGAACAGGCCCAGAAGCGTCGTGATGAGGCCGTAGCCCCAGACGCCGGTGATCCCCGCATGCGCCATCATCGAAAGGCTGATGCCGACCAGTTGCGCCTTGGCTTCGCGGCGTTCCTCGTCGGTCTTGCCCTCAAATGTCTGGTAGGTGTCGCGGAACAGGCGGTAGATGGCATTCACTTGGAATTGCCTGAAGATGAAGAACACGCGCGGCCAGTCGCCTTGCATGAACCGCGGCCGCGAACTGCCTTGGTAATCGAAATGCGTCTTCCACGTCACGGACCCGGCCTTGTCGACCGCGCCCTCGCGCGTGCCGCCCTCGGCCATAGCCATGCGGTACGCGGCGAGGAACGTCACCTCGCGGTTGGCAACCTCGGCCTTGTGGAAAAGGTACGAGAAGAAGCGCATGATCTTTTCGCGCGTCCCGCTGTATTCCACGCCCGTTTCCGCGACCGATGCAAGGTCGTGCCCTTGGGTCCGAGTGATGATCCCGCGCTTGTGCGCGCTCTCCAGCGCGTCCTTTTCATCTTGCGACAAGCGGCTCGATGCGGTGGCGTCGCCACGCCCGGATGCGAAATCGAGCCCCGCCCGGCCAAGCTGCCGCGCGATCTCGCCCACGCTGGCATTGCGGAACGCCGCGTTCATGATGGGTATGCCCATGATCGTTGTCTGCGTCAGGTTGACCATGGCCGCCGCCGGCGTCGCCCCGAGATACCAGACAAAGGCCAGTGACGTGATCGCCGTCGAGGCGCCCAACACTTGCGGGTTCATGGTCCACTGGTGCCGGCGGTTCATCTCGTCGACCACCAGCGTCGCGCGGTTGCTGTCGCTGCTCTGCGCGGCTTCGGTATATGCCTCGTCGATCGCGTCCTGCATCTGCAGCCCGTATTTCAACCGCGCCAGTTGGTGCGAGCCGTGGAACATATGGTGCGTGTAGGCGCGCAGCGCGTCCTTCTGGTAGCCTTGGCGGCCTTTCCGGTGGATCCGGTTGGTGCGGATCGACTGATCGGGCAAGGTTTCCAGCCACCTCTGCCAGACCGTGTCCATGACCGCGGGCTCGACGTCCCAGGTGGCCAGCAGGTTTTCCATGTCGGCCACGAAGGTCGGATCAACCATGGTCTTGAGATCGGTATCCGCCGCGCCGAGAACGCCCGTGTCGACGGTGTAGCCCTCGGCCTCCAGCTTCTTGGCCTCTTCGCGCTGCTTGCGCTGCTTCTCGAACCGCGAGAATGACACCACCTTGCCCTTGCTGTCGCGCGCCGCCACGAAGTAGCTGCCGAACCGGGCGAGCGGGAAATAGACGCCTTGCAGGCGGTTCGACTCGAACTGCTGCCGCATCTCTGCAATGCGCGCGTTCTGCGCCCAGCCCATGCGCGCCTTGGCCTGTTTCAGCTTTGCCTTCGCGTCTTCGGCCGCGTCGCGCTTTTCCTTGCCGGTCAGGCCCTCGTCGGCGATGCGCTGCATCTCCTTGTCATGGGCCCGCTGCGCCCGCTTGACCGCGACGCGCTGCGCGTTCCTGACATTCTCTACGATAGCCTTCTCGAACTCGTCGGCGATCTCGCTGTAATCGTCGCGCACCTTGCGGAACAGGGTCTGGAACTCGGGCGGCAGATCCTTGAACTCGGCGCGCAGCAGATCGTAATCCGCGGCGCGGACCCGGTTCTGCTTCTGCGAATATTTGCCCGGGTCGAACGCCTTGGACGGGTCGATCCCGGCCAGCGTGGACCGGTGCATCAGGTCCATCATCCGGCCGTTGGCCTCGGTATCCTTGCCGGCCTTGCTCATCCAGTCCCGCGCAAGCTCGTCGGTCTTGGCGTGCCATTCCTGGCGCAGCGTGTCCATCAGGTCTTTCAGCTTGAGATAAACCCGCGCTGACGGCAGGTTGCGCCCCAATTCCTCGAAGAGCGGCCGCCCCGGCACCAGCGCCAGCACGTTGGCCTTGCCCGTGCGCCCGCCCATGGAGTCGGTCAGAAGGTCGTTCCAGAGATCCTTGCCCTTGGAGCGCCATGTCCGCGGGGCGCCCATCGGCACGCCCTTGGGGGACGCGGGGTCGCGCCGCATGCCCTGCACCGGCCCGCGCACGCCGCGCCCGCCGCCGGGGCCGCGCCCGCCGATTTCGCCCGACCGGATCCGCTCGAACACCTCGGCGGCCTCGTTGGCCCCGTTGCGGCGCAGCGCGTTCAGAAACGCCTCGACGATCCGGCGCAGCTTCTCGAACGCGCGCCCGGCTGAGTCCTGCGTGTCGCGCTGGTCCATCCATTCGCGGAACGCCTCAGCCACCATCTCTTCGGATTTCTGCGGCGTGTTCAGATCGGGATAGGTGCGGTTGATCCGGTCGCGCACCGATCGGTTGTTGCGCGCGGCGCGCACCATGGCCTGCCACTCGCCTTCGGTGAAGAGCCCGTAATCCCGGCCCCACAAGGCGCGGTTGCGCATGGCGTGGATGACCTCGTGCCGCATGACGCCGCGGGCGCCCACATCGGACCCCGTGCCGGCGCCGATCACGCCCTCATGAAAGAACCCGTCGAGGGTCGTGCCGTCATACCGGAACCCTTTGGCGACGCGCAGCCGCACTTGGCCGGAAATGCCGATGCGGTTCAACTCGTCCTGCAGATCGGACTTGAGGCTTTCGAACGCCTCGCGCGTGTAAGGCGCCGGGCTGGCGTCGCCCGCGTCGCGGCGGCGGCCCTGCGGCTTCGATGCGTCGATGATAGCCTGCGCTTCTTCCTTGTGCGCGGTCGCCTGAAACTCCGTGCCAAGGCTGGTTTCGTATTCGGACAGCACCTGCCGCAGCGTTTCGGTATCCAAGGATTTCTTGAACGGGCCGGAGCGTGCGGTGAAGTCGCCCAGCATGTCGCGCACGACGGGGTTGAAGATATAAGGCTTGTAGCCTCGTGTCCGCTCGATCGTCATCTGGAAGTCGTTGGGCTTCTGCGTCCGCTGCACCGTCATGACACCGTCCGCAGTTTTCAACAGGGCCGGGGCCCCATCGGTGCCGGCGATGGCGGCAAACCGGATGGCCTGATCGACATTCGCGAACGCGCGCGGCGCCTCTGCAAGCGCGTCCATCGCCGAGAAGTCCTTGGGCAAGAGAAGTCCCTGATCGAGCGTCCCGTCATCGCGGCGGAACATGACGATCTGCCCCTTGCCGCTGAACTTGGAGAAGCCGTTGATGACGTTGCCGGTGACGATCTGGCGCGTCTCGCGGGTCTGCGCCTGCCCTTTCTCGAAGGCGTTGCGCACGGTCTGCTCGCGCGCCGTGGTGATCGAATAGTCGTCCGACCCTTCACCGACCAGCCGGCCCATGGGAATCGTGACCTGTTTCCCGGGCGACGCCAGCGCGATCTTGACCGACATTTTCGACGGCGCGACGCTGTCGGACATGCGTGACAGGTCCACGCCCAAGGCCGTCGCATAGACGGTTTCCTGCGTTTCGCCGTTCTGCAGGAACGACACCATCAGCGGGCGGCCGGGGGCCATCTGCCTGACGATCTCCTTGATCTGCCTGACACGATCCTGCTTCGACTGCACCGCGGTCTCGTGCCGCGTCTGCATGTCGGCGATCTTGTCTTTCTGCTTTTCGGTCTTGGCCTCGGCCGCGCGCTTCTGCAGGTCGCGCCGGCGCTCGTTGTCGGCCTCGATCACTTCGGAATAGACCGCGTCGATGGCTTCGGTCTGCGCGTCGACATGCGCGTCGATGCTCTTGCTGTCGCGCGCCTCTTCGACCAGCTCATCCAGCTTTTCCAGCGTGTAAGGCTTGCCGATCACCTTGGCGTCGACCGTCTCGAGCACGGTATCGCGCCCGAACGCGCTATCGGGGGCCGTGCCCTGGTCGATCACTTCCGAGTCTTCGGTCTTGGCGTCGATCTCAAGAACCTTGGCTTCAAGGTCATTGGCGCCCATGCTGTCGAGTTCGTCGATATAGTTCTGGTACGCTTCCTGAATGTCGGCGTAAATTTCCTCGGTGCGTTTGGGGCCGAGAACGATCAGCTTGCCGGTCAATTTTGCCGCGATCCCCGCGGACTCGGTCGCCTTGGGCGGCGCCTTTACGCCGGTCGCGATGCTGACCTCGGGATTGTCGATCAGGTATTGGCGCACAACCTGGTCGCCGTACTTGTTCATGAAATCGGGCGCGTCATCCATCGTGACCGCTGATTTCTTGTTGGCCGTGGTCGAGGCGTTGAGGCTTGCGAGCTTCTTCATCAGAAGCGCGGCCGGGCGTTTCTCCACCGCGAGATCCGAAACCGCGATGACGTATTCGGGCAGCTTGGTCTGGCCGGTCCTGTTGATCCGGCCCAGCATCTGCATGAACACGTCGATGTTGTTGTCGGGCTGCAAAATGAGCATGGCCCGCGTCTTTCCGTCATTGTCCGGGGCGTCGGTCGCGTGCATCGAGAACCCGGTCGCGCCCGATCGGTTGATGATCAGCGCGTCGTTGGCCCCGCTGTTGTAGCCGTTCATGATCCGCTTGTTCTCGGCCTGACCGCCCTTGCGCGTCTCCAGCACGCCGTTGCGGATCTGCTTGCTGCGCCCGGTGATCTCCCCGACCTTGATGCCTGCGGCTTCCATCTTGTCGCGGATGGCGTCAATGGGCGAGCCCGGCAGGTCGCCAAGATCAATCTCGGAAATCAGCTTTTCCGTCGCGCGCACTTCTTCCAGCGCCATCGGGCCGCCATAGGTGCGGATATCGCTGTCGGTCAGGAAATAATGCTCCTTGGTGTCGTCATCATTCTTGATGGTGATGCGCCGCAGGCGGTTGAGGTAGCGCGTCAGGATCTCGTTGAACGGGATCTTGACCTTGTCGCCGGTTTGCAGGTCGCGATCGTTCACGTAATCGTTGATGATCGACGCGTTGGTATTGGACAGCGCAATGATCGGCTTCTTGCCCTGCTTGTGCAGTTCCACGGCCTTATCCGCCACCTCTGTCGCCTTCACGGACAGAAGCAACTGGCTGACGACGTTGTGCATGGTCGAAGCAAAATTCGTGGACGAGGCGCCTGCCTCGCCGACCGAATCATCGCGTCCAGCCGCGTCGCCCTGGTTGGACAACTCTTCTTCGATATAGGCGTCGCGCACGCCGGTCATGTAATCCTCGTCGAGCCGGAAGATCGCACGCACCGCCGCCGCGCCATTCTCCGCAGCGATCGGGTCGCTTTCGAGGATCTGCATGCTCATGCTGATGCCCTCGTAGGTGCGTTCGCGGCGCACGTACTGGCCGTCCTTCACCAGCGCGGCACTGATGATCTGCTGCATGGGCACGCCGCCCCGTTCGACCGCTTCCTCGAGCTTCTGCGCGTTCGGCAGCGCGTTGCGCAGGTTGGTCGAGGTGTAGAGCGACATGACGGCCGAGTTCTTGGCGAAGGTGGCTGACGAGAACATCTTGCCGTTGGGCGATTCCGCGAGCAATTTGCGGATGAACACGGAACGCGGTTCCGGGTCGCCCGCTTTTGGCTCCTGGTTGTTCGCGGTGCCGCCTGCCTCGTGGCTTTCGTCGAGGATGAACATGGCGTTCGGGGCGATCGCCTGCATCGCGCGCATGCGCGAAGTGATATCCTTCTTCTGCGTGTTCATCTGGTCATACGTCGTGAAGAGCACGCGCTTGCCTTCCGGCAGGGCGCCCGTATCGCGCATAGTGCGGATTGCGACGTCCTGCTCAGCGTTCGTGCCTGACGCCAGAACGTCGCCCGGACGCGCACTGATAGGCACCGCGTTGCTGGCCCGCAGGCCGTTGTTTGTGACCATCACCTCGGATTGGATATCCGTCATGCCGATATCGCGCAAATCGCGCAGCATGTCGCCGTAGAGCCCCGGCTTCACCGTGAAGAAAACCGGCGTCTTGCCCTGCTTGAGCGCATACCGGATCATGCCGGCCACAATGCGGCCCTTCCCCACGCCGGTCTGGTCGCCGATGATGAACCCCAGCCCGTCGCCCACGTTGTCGATCGCGAGCGCAATGGCGTCGACCTGCTCTGCCGAGAAATACCCGCGCTTGCTGTCGGTGCCCAGCATGTCGTCGACATCATACCCGAGTTCGCGCGCAACGAAGTCGTCGATATCGCCAACCCGGCCATCCAGATCGGAAAGCGCCGCGCCCACGGAATCGGCCACGTTCTTCGGGACCAGCGTGCCGACCGCGAATTTCGCGTTGGACCTCGGCGAATACTGGACTTGGAAGTCTGTCTCGGTTTCGGTGTTGTCGCGCTCGACCTTGGCGCGCGACGGCCTGTCTACGCTGTCGGGTAGATTGCCGTCAGAAGGTCGCTGAACCGTACCAGCCTGACCGCTTCGCGGGCCGCGCGCGTTTCCGTCACCTTGCTCTGCGGGACCGGGAACTGCCCCATCGGAAAGTTGGTCATCAGGGTTTCCGACCGTGTCGCCAGCATTTCCGGTATCTCCCGGCTGTTGCTGGGCGTCAGGTCGTCCCACTGCGCCATCTGTTCCTGTGCCATCGCCAGAGGGTCGCGCCCCTCCTGCTTGCTCTGCCTGACCAGACGTTCGTACCGGCGGCGTAGATGCTCCTGATACGCCTCCAGTGTCAGGGGCTTGTCCTGCCGTGGCAGAAGCACCGCCATCGTCTGCGGGTTGCCCCCCTCGGGGGTCCAGGCTATCTGTCGTTCCATCAATCCGGTCCCTTATCTGGCCCCATCCATCATACAGCATCGGGGCCTGTTTCATAGGCAGGAATTTGCCGCTCTTACCGCGACCCTTGATCACCACGACGTCGACCGGCCACCCGGCGCCTTGGCGCGAGTAGAGCCCACCGTCGAGGGTGAAGTGCTCGGTCACGTTGTAGGTCTCGTAGAGCTTCTTCCAGAACACGCGGTTTTTCGGGGTGCGGTACTTGGTCTTGCGAGCTTCCGCGTCGCCCTGATGGCCGCCTACGATCAGCACGGCGCTGCCGTCGTCACGCATGCCGGACAGGGCGCGCATGGATATCGCGTGGTCGATCTCGCTGGTCGTCGTCGACGTGCCTGTCAGATCCCATTCGGTGTTGCCGCGGCCGTCCGGGTTCTTCACCTTGCCGAAAGGCGGGTTGGCGATGACCACGTCGACCGCGTCGGGCACCTTGTCCTGCATCGCGTCGCCGCGGGCGATATCGCCTTCGGCATAGATGCGGTTGAGCAATTCGTACCGGCTGGCCTGCAACTCGTTGGCGTCCACGTTCCGCGGCGCGGCCTCCATGAGCAACATGCCCGTGCCCGCGCTCGGTTCATAGACCGTCGTGTCCTTGGTGATGCCAGCGAGCCGCGAAGCGAGATAGGCCATCGGCGCCGGGGTCGAATACGCTTGGTATTGGATCGACGAGGATGTGCGCTGCGTCAGGTTGGGCTGTCGGCCGTAGAGGTCCACAAGGTCGTCGTACTTCTGCGCGTCGGTCCTGTCGGTCGCGGCGATATCGCGGGCAGCCTGCACCACGCCGCTTTCCATTGCCTCTTCCACCATTTTCAGATCGGACTCGCCGAGATCGCGCCCGAGAACCTGACTGGCCTCCTTGCGCGCGCCGACGATGGTTTTGAACACGGCCCCGTCGCTCAGCCGGCCTTGGAAATAGTCGGCCAGCGTCACCACTTCCGACCGGGGATCTGCGGGCTGCGGCGCCTCGGCGGTATCGTCAGCCGCCTGTTCCGGTTTGGCGGGCGCGCTTTCCTCGGCAATCGCGGCGCGGATCTCGGCCATGACGGCGTCGGCCCCATCCATGTCGGACACGTCTTCGCCCGCCAGATCCTTCTCGTCGCGCACATAGTTGTAGGCCGCGCGCATGGGCCCTTGAGCCTCGCGCATGGACAGGCCCGTGGTTTCGGCAAAGTCGCGCAGCATCTGCCCGAACTTGCGCGTGCCGCCCTCGATGTAGAGCGCCACCAGCTCGCCGCCGAGGGTGATGTATTCCGGGTCGATCCCGCTGCTGGTCTGGCTGCGCGCCTTGTCGGCGAGGCGCTTCTTCAACTCGGCGGCGCGGTCCTGCTTTTCCTGCGACAGCGTGCCAAGGATGCCCGATTTGGGCGGCGCCACTTGATCCGGTTCAGGTTTCTCATTCGATACACTTGGACTTTCTGGCTCAGGCTCTGCGTCCTGCTCGGCCTGCTGCTCCAGTGCCGTAACGATCTCGTCGAGAACATCAGAAGTTTCGGGGTACTGCCGGAACAACAACTGCGACGCTTCCTGTAGCTGTGGAATGACCGCGTCCGGCGAGGTGCCGCGCTTGAAGTCGGTCAAAGCTGGCAACAGGACTGCGGCAGCGCCCGTCTCCTGCATACCCTCCGATTCGCTGACAAGCCTCACGACGCTTTCTAAGCGGTCAATCGGCGGCTGTGGCGCGGTGGGCGCGGGTTTGGGCGTCGCTTGGGGCTGCGGACGCTTCTCTACCGCGCGCTGCGCAGAACTCAGCGCCTTCTGGATTGCATCGGCCCGGCTGGTCTCGCTGATCCCCTCGTATGTGCCCCACGAATAGGGCTTAGACGTCGTGACGATCGCCTTCACGGCCGGCCACGACACGCCTGCATCCTTGGCCTGCGGCTTCGTCATGCGATTGATCGCCGTAAGCTGGAACCCGGCGGGCATATCAGGGTCGTTGACGTTGCTTTCGTCCACGGTGGTCTTGGGCTTGGCCTGCGCCCCTGCATCCTGCTGCTTGGCAGGGCGCGAAACCGGGCCGGTCGTGTCGCCCTCCAGCCATTTTTTAAAGCCCTCCACGGTCATCTTGCGCATGCCGCCCAAGCGGGCCTCGGCCTTTCCGTCTTCAAACGCGTCCATGTAGGTTTCGGCGGCTGCGTTCACGCTGTCAAAGCCCAGCATGACCTTGTGTTCATCGAAGCGGCCGGTCTCGGCGTCCATCTGGTCAATCACCCAGACAGCATCGGAGCCCGGACTATCGCCCATGTAGAAATCGACGTGATCGCCGTCCGCGCCCTCGGTGCGCAGGATCCGCCCGTAATGCGCGGGCATGGTGACGGACCACTCGTTGCCGTTGGCGTCGGTGCCGCTGCGCTCGCCGCCTTTGCGGTTCTCGAACGAAAGGGTCAGCCCGGCCCATTGCGCCTTGCCGGTCTTGTAATTCTCGGCCTCGGCCTGCGCGGGCGTTGGATCCGGGTCGGTTTCGGCGGCGGCAGCCTCGATCGCCGCGGCGGTTTCGGGTTCGCGCGCTTTTTCAATGGCGCGTTCGACTTTCCCCTCATCAACATCATGCTCACCCACGAAGATTTGACGCCCCTTTGGGTCTCGAACGGTCGTGCGGTTCACTTCGCGCGTCACCACAAAACCGTCTTCGGTCATGCGCTCTTGAGTGGTAGTGGACTCGCTCCCTTCCATGCGGCGCGTATACCCGGGGCGCGTCGTCATTCCACGCGTGGGCGCTTGCGGCGCGGCCTCGTTATCCTCACCGGTTGCGGGTACGTCTTCGGGCTCGGCGGCGTCTTCCGCCGTGGGCTCGGCCATCGCGCTCTTGCGCACGCCGATAAACCCGCCTTTAACCTCGCGGATCTCGAAATCCTCGACCTTCTGCCCGCGATTCTTGATCGCCTGGCGCACGCCGGGCTTGCTCTTTGACGGCTGGTCGCCTTGGCGGCCAATGCCAATGACGGGCTGATCCTTGTACGTCTCGGTGACGCCGGTGCCGTCCGTGTCGATATTGCCGCGGGCGATGAGCGCGCCGTCATTTTCGATCGGCTCGCCCTTGGCGTTGAACCGGCGCAGCATCGGCTTGTCGCTGTCCAGATCGGCCTTTAGAACGCGGCTCTTATCGCCATAGACGTCGGTGACGGTGATAAGCTCGGGCTGGTCCGGGGTGGCCGGCGCGGGTTCGGGCTCGGGTGTCTCAACCGATGCCGGCGGCTCGGCGGCGATCGGCTCGGGTTCGGACGGGGCTTCGACGACCTCGGGCGCCTCAACCTGCCCCTGCTCGCCCATTTCTTGCGCGTCGGGGATGGCCGCCTGCTCGTCAACGGCACGCTGTTCTTCCATGCGCCGCTGGATCATCTCGAGCGCGCGGGCCTCGGCGCTTGCCCGGTCCATGCCGGCGCCTTCTTCCAGGATGGCGGTCCGTTCTTCAAAATCGTCGCGGTCGACGCCCTCGGGCAACTCGATTTCGGCCGCCGGCTGCGTCATCTCAGGCGGGGTCTCGTCGTCCATGGCAAGCGGATCGGCTTCTTCCTCGGCCGCCGGCGCTTCACCCTCTGCTTCATCCTCACGCTGCGCCTCTGCGCGCGCCTCGTCAAACTCTTGCGCGGACATCGGAACTTCCTGCCCGGCGATCCGCACGGTGACGCCGCTCTGATCCTCGCGCAGAAACACGGCGTTGTAATCCCGGCCGTCCGCATCGCGCAATGCGACTTCGCCGCCCGGCTTCATGTCGGGGAACATGCCGGTCTCTTGGCCCTGCGCCATGGCTTCGGCGGCGCCCTCGGGCGCCTGCTGCGCGGCCCGGCTGATCGGCCCGGTCGGTTCGGGCATGGCCTCGGGCGCCATGATCTCGCCGTCGATCGGTGCGTCGGGCGCGGGTAGCTGCGCTTGCGGCGCAGGCTGGCTTTCTTCCTGCTGTTCCTCGCGCTGTGTGACAAGCCCGCCGGCGGCCCCCAGCGGCCCACCGCCAAGCGCGCCAAGGATGGCGGCCCCGAAAGATCCCTCCCACAAATCCACGTCCATGCCAGTCGCGTCGGAGGCGCCCTTGCGCGCGGCCACACCCTCGGCCGTCTCCTGCGCGGCTTCCTCGGTGGCGCTGAGCGCCGCGCCGCCGGCGACGCGCGTGCCAACAGACCGCCCGGCGAGGCTTTTGACGCCGCCGGTGACGATGCCGCCGGTGATTGCGCCACCCAGGGCACCGACCGGCGCGGCATAGGTCGCGGCCAGCCGCCCGGCCGCCTCGGCGGTTTTCTGCGTGGCGACTTCATGGCTTTCGCCGTCCGCGCGGAGATCGCGGTAATACTGGCTGTCAGCCTCGAGGCGTGAAATCTGTTCGCCGTCCGGCCCCTCGACCATCTCATTGGCCGCCGCCATGACAATCCCGCGCGCCTCTTCCGCTCCAGCCCCGCCCGATTGCAGGCCGCCGGCCACGGCACCGGCACCGGGACCGCCGATCACGGACGCCACCACGACCGGCGCGAGCGAGCCCAGCACGTCCATCGTCAGCATGGTGTAGCCGCGCACGCTCGGATCTTCGCCCAGCGTCCAGGTGGACGGCTTGAAGATATCGCCGTCCGGGGTGCTGGCCTTGATCGCGTCACGGCTTTCCTTGGTCACGCCTTCCTGCACAGTCTTGCCGTAATCGCGCATGCTGTCCGCGACCTTGCGCGTCGCGTCGCTGACCTGCTTCTTGCCTTCCTCGTTGATCAGGTTGAGCGGATCATAGAACCGGCTGCTGCGGAGAATGCCGAAGCCCTCGACCGCGGCCCCGGCGCCTTTCGCCACGCCGCCGGCGACCTGCTTGCGCGCATCGGCGGCATTGTCGCTTTGCAGAAGCCCAAGCGGATCATAGGCGCGGCTCGGGTCGAGCCATGACCGGCCGCCGTCATCGCCCGCGGGCTTGTCCTTGTCGCTGTCCACGCCCACGCGCTCGTATTCGGGCACGGCGCGCGCGGCGGTGATCAGGTCGTCGACCGGCGCATCTTCGCCCAGAACCGCCTTGAGCGCGGCCTTGGCGTCTTTGCCGCCGGAAATTTCTCGGCCGATCCGGCTGGCGGCTTCGGTTGCGAACGCGCCTTTCTGCGCGCCGTCCTTGAGCCCGGCGGCCTCGGTGAGCGCGATCACGAGATTGCGCGGCACCTGTGTTTCGGTGGCGATCTTGGCGTAATCGGGCGTGCCGTCCGCGTTCAGCGCGGGCGATGGCGTCTTAGGCGCCTTGTCCTGCGTGCCGAAAATGCTGCGGCCTTGCCGATCAGCTTTCTGGCGTTCCAGTTCATAATCTACGGGATTGAGCGCAAAGACGTTTTCGCGAGCCACGGCAGTCTCCTAGATGGAGTTTCAAGCGGCCACACATCATGCGCGGTATGTCTCGCGCACAGTAGCAAATACTGGGGCGACAGGAAAGCGCACAATAAGAAAAGACCCGGCGGATGGACTCGCCGGGCCTTCCCTCTTGGAACTCGATCACGTTACGCGGCGGACGAGACCTGCAACAATGACCGATGCCGATCTTGTACGTTGATGCGCGCGCGTGGTCAATCGCGTTATTGGAGGCGCGGTGGCTCCTGCTGCGGCGCCCCGCCGCCCTGGCCGGTCGACGCCCCCGCCGACATGCCGAGACGACGGTAGACGTTCTGCCGCGCGATCTCTTCAATCTGGTCCTCGGTCATCTTGTCGGTGTTGAACTCCTGCGACGTGCGGATGCTGTCGGCCTCGCGCCGGATCTCCTGCGCCATCTCCATGCGGTCGATCGGTTCCACCGCGCTGCGCTGGTTCTTCATGCGCATTTCGCGTGCCTGCTGGCTCAAGCCCCAGAGGTATTCGAACGTCTGTTCGGGCGCGAGCGTGTAGACCGCCATCTCGACGATGTCCTGCTGGTTGTCGTACTCCTGAACAGAGACCTCGCCGGTCTCGTCGTTGCGCACAGCCAGCGTCGCGCCGGTGATGTTGCCCTGCCGGTCATGCTTGAACCTGGTCTGTTCCGGGTCGATCGACATGCCGTCGTCGATGGCGTTGTACGTGGCGGACAGGTGTTCGATGAATCGGTCCTCATCGCCGTTGGTGATGGCCCAGATCGCTTTCGACCAGCTTGCCATCTGGCCCTTGACCTTCTGGCTGTCGGCCCATTCCTGGAACGCGGTGGCTTTCTCCACGTCGCCTTGCTTGAGGAAATGGTCGATGATCTTGGGAACCGCCGTCTCGGCATAGTGCTGCATGAAGGTCTGCGAAGCGCGCTCTTCGTCGGCGGGGTTCACGTCTCCGTTGCCCATGACGCCGCGCGACGCCTGCTGCGTGTCCTGCATGGCTGCGCTGGCCGACGTGACGGACGGGGCCCCGCCTTGGCCGGGCGGGTTCTGGGTCGCCTGCTGGTCAAGCTCTGCCGTGGACGCCTCGCGCACATCGAGGTTGCCCGCCTTCGGGGCGGCTCCGGGCGCACCGGGGCGCGCGGGCGCGGCGGGGCGCTGCTGATCCGGCGCGGGCTGCTCGGGGGTGCCGGGCCGGGCCGGGCCGGGCGTGCCGCCGGTGGGGCCGGGACCGATCGGACCATCACGTCGGGCCGTCATGCCGCTTGGTGCTTGCGGCGCGGGCGGCTGCTGCGCGGCCATTTGCGGGCGTTGGCCGCCGGGCGTCGTCGGCCGCGTCTGCGGCGGCGTTGGCGTTTGCTGGCCATCCATCTGCGCGAAAAGCTGCTGATCCTCGGGGCGCATGCCCGCCCAAAGCTGCTCGATACCGATGCCGACCTGCTGCGCGGCCTGTTGCGCGCGCGGGTTCTCGGCAAAGCTGCGCGGCATGGGCGCGTCGGGGCCGGTCGGGGCCGTGCCGGCGGATCCGCGCACCGATCGTCCGGGCTGCGGCATGGCGGCGGGACCGGGCGGCACGGCAGGCGCGGCGCCCTGTTCCGGCCCCGGCGCTTGCGGCGGCTGGCCGTTGGACGCGGCCATGGGCTGCTGCGGCCCCTCGCTGCTGACACTCGGCTGTTGGGCAATGCTGCGCGGGCGCATCTGCGGGCGCTGCGGGGCGGCCTCGGGCGGTTGTTCCGCGGCGGGCTGGCTCATGATGCTGCGCGACGAGGTGCGCGGCTGCGATTCCGTTTCCGGCTGTCCATCGGCGCCGTAGCTCTCGCGCGCGTCCGTGTAGATGCCGGCGATCGCCTCGCGGTCATCCTCGGCGCGCTGCCATTGGTCCATCTGCCGCTCGCGCTGCGTGCGGGTATAGTCGCGGTTCTCGCGGGTCCAGTCTTGGTTTTCACGCTGAACGTCGCGGCTTTCCTGCTCCCACTCCCACCGCTTGTCGTTGCGCTTGCGCTGCGTCTTGCGATCCTTGACCTTCTCGCCGTACTCGTAGCCTTGGAAAGCGCCTTCGATGAATGAACCCAGACCGGCCATGCTGCCCCCTTACCTGTAGAATTGGCTGACGATGCTTTCGCCCTGCCCCATGATGCTGCGCTCGTTGGCCGGGGCCGCGCCGCCGGTGGATGGGCCGGTGTAGGTGTCGCGCCCCGCATCCGCGCGCCCGAACACATGGTTGCCGATGCGGTGCCAGTTGCCACCGCCGCCCTGCCCCCATTCGGGGTTGGCGGCCGCCGGGTTGTAGTAATGCGTCGCGCCGCCGGTCGGATCCTTGTAATCGCCAGACAAGATCGCGTCCGCGGCCTTGTAGGCGTCCTGCGACGGGTTGCGCTTCGACATATCAAGCCCGCCCTCGCCGCCGGCGTATCCGGTCACGCTGTTCCAGGCGCTGAACTGGCCGGGCTTCATGATGACCTCGCGCACGTCGCCGCCATACCCGCCTTCCTTGGCGCGGTTGGCGATGACCGATCCTGCGGCGAGCATGCCGTCATAGCCTTCGCCCGCGGCCTCTGCGTCGAGCGTCATAGCCAGAAGGTCGCGCTGGTTCTCGGGGGCGGCGCCGCCCCCGGCGATCGACCGCCCGCGCAAGCGCGTGCCGCCGCCTTCCGGCACGAACGGCGGCGTCCCGGCATAGCCTTCTTCTCCGGGCCGCGCATGATCGCCGCTCTTTTTCGCCATATCCTCGAGAATACCGCGCTCCTTGCGCCGCTCCTTGATGCCCTCGCCGCCCTGGTAGCCGCCGACAAGGCCACTGAGAAAAGCGCCTGTGCTCATTGTGCCGCTCCTGCAATGCTGCGTGGTGCCGGGCCGGTCTGCATGCCCTCGGTCATCTCACGGTCCATGACGCTGCGCTTCTTCGGGCCCTTGCCGCCTTCCAGCTTGTCGACCTTGCGGGACAGTTCCTGAACCGCGCCCAGGGTGACGCCCATCATGTCCTGCATCGGGATGGTCTTGCCATCACCCTTGCCTGTGGCCGCTTGGAAATCCTCGGCATAGGGGCCGATATGCCGGCCCTCGTCGGCGATGCCGTCCTTGTAGGACCATTCCTCGACCGGCATGCTATTGGCAACTTCGAGCACGCCGCGCGCCGGGCGCTTGTCTTCCTTGTAATCTTTCGAACTCATGGCGAGCGACATCCCAAGCCCGGCCACCGAGCCCAAGCCGCCCATCATGGAACTGCTCTGCTGCTGGTCGGCCTGCCACGATTGAAGCTGATTGTTGTATTGCGTGTTGAGGAGCTGCCCCTGCTGGCCGTAGCCCTGCATGGCGCCGCTGAACCCCTGCGAGGTGGCGCTGTTGGATAGCCCCAGCGAGGTGGCCGGGTTCACGGCCATGCCGGATCCCATGTTGATCGCGTTGGCGACCTCGGCGTCGTTCTTGTCCTCGGCCCGGTTGCGCTGTTGCAGGCGCGTGGTGTTGCGCGCGCCGGTCGTGCCAAGGGCCTCAGTCAATTCAGACCGCCGCGTGGCCTCTGTCGATCGGCCAGCCGCCGGGTTGACCCCGGACGCGGCCAGCCGGCGCTCTTCCTGCCCTTGGGCAAGGCTGAACTGCCGGCGCGCGTCCGCGCCCGCGCGCTCGACCGCGGCGTCGACTTCGGAATAATCCGGCCCGGCCATCGCGTCGGTGATGTACTGGTCCTGCATCGGCTCAAACACGGTCTTGTAGCGTTCGCGGTCGTCAGCCGCCCACCGGTTCGAAACCGCGGCCTGCTCCTTCATGAAGCCGAGATAGTCCTCGCCGATCTGCGCCGATTTCATCGCGGCCTTGCCAATGTTCGGATCCGGTTCGGGCGCGCTGCCGCCGCCGCCGCCATAAATGCCCATTATTCGGCCTCCCACTGTTCAAAGGTTTCGGGCGACGCCTGGTGGCTAAATTCTTGAATTTGCTGCGCGACTTCCTTGGCGTGATCATACCCGCCGCAGATGAACGCGACGGTATAGGCGACGTGTTCAATGGCCTCGCGCCCCACGAAGCCGAACATACGCGTCTTGCGATTACTGCTGTGGCGCCAATGCTCGCTCATGTCCCACATGAGAACGCCGTTCATCATGCTGGCACCCAAAGCCGCGCTGTGGCGCTGGAAAAACGGGTTGGTGGCGTGTTCGAGCCATGCTCTGATCAGAAGGTTGGACATATCACCGACCGGATCCATGGTGTCCTCGTCGGCAATGTCGTCGGCAAGCCGGACCATGTGCATGACGTTCACGAGAAACCGCGCCGCCTCGTCATCGCCGCGAGCCCATTCGAGCGCCAGATCGTTCAACTGATGAGATGGAAGCGGCATGATATGACGGGCCTTTCGTCTGATCTAAGACTGTCGGGCCGCACATCTTGCGCGGGGATGCCGCACGAATACCACATCTGCGCGCAGAATAGAAGATGAAGCGTTACAGGTCGCGTCTCGTGGAATTGACCATCTTGCAGGTATGGCAGCGGCCACACTCGCGAAAGCCGTAGCGGCCAGTGATTGACGACCTGGGATTGCGGCACGTCCAGCACATATCGACCAGGTCGGGCGCGAGGTATTGCATGGTTTGCAATTTCGTCGGCCAAGGAATCGTTTTCAGCTGCGGCGGTTTCTCGGGCCAGCATCCGGCCTGCATGGCTGACCTCAAGCAATGGGCCCGGTTCTTCATCTTCTGGTACGGGCTGTCGAGATCTTCAAGGCACTCGCCAAAGTACCATTCTGTCGGCATGACGCCCATTGTGTTCTTGAAATTGACCGCGGCGATTCCGGCTTCGAAAGAGACGGTCATCACGTCGAACCCGAAAAAACCTGTCATGCCGGTTCGGTCGATGTTGGATTCGCTGTAGAAAAACGTGCGATAATTGGCTTTGCAATAGTCGATGATGGCTTGGCAGGCTTTGGTTTCGGCCTCGCCCCTGCGATCCGGGTTTGCCAAGTGAATGTGATGCACGCAGATGACGCCGTCAGTTTCCGTCAGGAACTTCTTGAGGACGTATGTGCTATCCAGACCCCCGGAAAACATGAGAAGACGGCACGCGAGCTGCATCAGGATGAAACCGGCCAGTAGCTGTCATCGGTGTAATCTTGCGGTATCGGGTTGGCGTCCTTGAGATCCCACATTGCGCTGTAAAGCGCCTGCGCTGCCATGCGCGCACCCGAGACCAGTTCCAGCATCTGCGTCGGCGTCAGCATGTGCGTGACATTGTCCCGGTCGCGAAAGGGCAGGACAGCGGCCGTTATGCCGGCTTCCTGCAATTCCTTCGCGCTGTCCCGCAGGTTGGGGAATATGGCCATGTCCCGATCGCGGCCCTGCACCGGAATGTCGCCAATACCCGTTACGGCAATTCCCGTACCCATGCGCAAGCGTCGCTCAATCTCTGCATCCACATGGTCGGGCATCACCGGCACTACGCGGTCGAAAAGCGCCCCACCGGACACTTCAAACGCTTCCAGAGGGGTGATCGGCGTGTCGTCGGGTACGTTGATGTAATCACCCGGCGGCGGCGCGTCCGGGTCGCCGTCGACTGTGAACAGAACATTCCCGTTGTCCGAGGCATAGTAAATCAGCATGGTCAGGGCCCCATTTTGAAGAACAAAAACCTGATTGTTTTGGAAATTCCAGCCGGGATAATGACGTCAGGCGTCTTTGCGGAAACCAAAGAGATATAATCGCTGGTTGTGGCTATCACTTCGCCGCCAGACTCATCAAGTTCAATTTTCCCCATGTTCAAAGAGGTTCCATCCAATGTGTGAAACACCCAGAAGCCAGCGCCATAATCCGGAAACGGACCGTGGCTGCTGGCGGAGCCTTTCTGTGTTGCCAAAAGCGGGATGACATCAGCGGGGATGTCCTCGCTGTTGCTCTCTGCAACTTGGACCCGACCAGGCGAGCCACCCCCTCCCGATGCGGATCCGCTGGCACCAAGCCCGGCAGCGCCAATATCCGTAATTTCCAACGTGGGCGCAGACATGCCTGAAATATCGTAGCCAACAATGGAAACGAGTGGGCTTGATTGACCGCCCAAGCCGCCGCCGTCTTGCGGTTGACTTGCGCCGCCGCCCCCGCCGCCTGCGCCGTATCCCGTTGCATTACCGCCGGACGTTTCATCGACTGGACGCGTTGCGAGCCTAGTGTCACCCTCGCCGCCGGCATTTTGATCATACGTCTCGTAGGACAAATTGGCACCGGCCGCGCCGCCGGTGCCCCACGGGCTCGACTCTCCGCGCGTTGCGGGGGCACGATTCCGCACGGATTCAACCTCCGGCTGCCCGCCCACTGCGGTCCAGGTTTCAATCACCGTCGCGCCATCTTTCAGCACGACAACAGTGTCACCGCCGGCTGTGCCCTGCCCGTCGAGGTCGCCGGCGTTGCCGCCCGCGCCACCGCCGACCAGAAAGATATCGACCCGGCTGTAACCGGTCAGGTCTACAGTTTGCGGATCGGTGTAGAGCAGGGGATTGAGCGGCACGGACAGGGTGCGGTAATGGTTGGCGTTGAACAGCCGCACTCCGTTGCGCCGGGTCGCTTCTATGGATTGGCGAAGCCCTGTGATATCATCGGTCTTGGAAAACGCCAAACCGAACCCGATGGAGCCATCCAATTCGTTTGTGCGGCCCATGTAGATGCCATCGCTGTTAACATCATAAGCACTTGTTTTGTCGATGGAAAATCCGGCACTACCAGAGTCGAGAAACAGAAGGTCGTCAATTTTCATCTGGCTGGCGCGAATGAAACCGCCGGTGATCCAATCGGCGTTTAAGCGGCCTTCAATGTTCACCTGCGTCACGTCGATGCGCAGCGCAGAAGTCGGCCCGTTTATCGGGTCATCAGCGGCGACAAGTTCCAGCACGCCCTCGGCGGCCCCGGCCAACGCGCGCAGCGTGTATGTCGCTCCGGCGAAACTCTCGATAGTTGCAACTGCGTTGGCGGTCTGCGTCACCGAGGCGTCGGTTGTGGCGAGGTTGGCGGAAACCGTCGAGATATCGGATGCGAGCGCGCTGTCCGCGTTTGACCGGGCGATCTGCTCGCCGGCGATCTCCGCCTCTGCGCTTCCGACGCGCGTCGTCAGTGACGTGATGTCCGTGGCCAAAGCACTGTCTGCTGATGCTCGCGCTGATTGCTCGGACGTGATGTCCGCTTCGGCCCCATCTACTCGCGTGGTGAGCGCAGTTATATCGGACGCCAAAGCATCGTCCGCATTGGAACTCACAATGCTTTCGCTGATGATGCTTGATTCGGCGGTGTCGACTCGCGTGGTGAGCGCGCTGAGGTCTATTGCGATCGCACTATCCGCATCGGTTCGGGCGGTCTGCTCACTGGTGATGTCGCTTTCCGCATCACCCACCCGAGTCGTCAGCGTGCTGATATCAACCGCCAGAGCGTTATCTGCATCAGACCGGGCGATCTGCTCGCCGGCGATCTCCGCCTCTGCGCTTCCGACGCGCGTCGTCAGTGTGTTCAGGCTGGTGGTGAGCGCGCTGTCAGCGTTCGCACGCGTCGCCTGCTCGCTTGTCAGGTTTGCGGAGACCGTATCAATGTTCGATTGCAAGGTCGCCTGAGCGGCGCTGATTGCCTGCGTCGTGTCGGCCGAGGTAAAGTAATCTTCCGTCAGCGTCGCGTTCAGCGTGCCGATCTGGCTCTCAAGGCTGGACTGGAGCGCGGTGGTCGCGGTGGAGATCGCCTGATCGGTTTCCGCGATCGTCAGATAGTTTTGCTCCAGAGTTGCAGCGACCTCCCGGCTATCGGTCACCTCCAGCAGGGCTAGTTCATCCAGTTCGACAATAGAATCAGGCCCCTGCTGCTTGCCAAGAGATATTTGGGGATAGGCTTTGAACGCGCCCGCTGGAAACGGATTGTCTGTCCCGATGCCGCTCATTATTGAAACCGACACCCACGCGCCATTGTTCTGGACGGGGGTGTTGTTAACTCCGAGCCCGAAGCCGGCGGGAAAGTAGTCGGAAATGTAGTCGCCGTTCACGTCCTCAAAGCGGATGACAAAGAAGATCTCGCTTGGGACAGTTCCCACCACGCGAAAACGGGCCTTAACGCGATATGCGCGGGCTGTGTCGATGACGGTTTTCCGGCTGTCGACCGGCGCCAGGAAGTTGGTGCTGTTGAGGACGCCCACCTGGCGGAACGCCTGCCCGCCAATGAACTCCGGGCCGGTCACAATGCTGTAGCTGCCCTGGTCGATTGCCTTGCCCCGCCAGCCAGTAATCCCCTGCGAGAAATCGAAGTTGGGAAACGTCTCGGCGACCTCGGAGATATCGGTCTGCAGCGAGGCTTCAAGGCTGGTCGTTGCGGCGCTGATTGCGGTGTTTGTCTCGGTCTTCGTGAAAAAGTCCGCGTCTAGCCGGGCGCTCAAGGTCTGAACTGTCTCGGACCCATCACCGGCTGCGATAATGTTGTTGATCTCCGTCTGCAGAGAACTTTCGAGCGTTGTGACCGCGCTGCTGATTGCGCTGTCGGACTGAACGATCGTGTAATAGTTGTTCGTCAGGTCGGCGCTGACGCCATTGATCTGGGATTGAAGCCCGGTTTCTGCGGTGTCGATCTGCGCAGTCGCGTCGTTACGCGCGGCGGTGATCGCCGCTTCCAGATCGGGCAGCGTCCCGGTGTAAGCGCCGGTCAGCGTGTCGATCTCGCCCTGTGCGACGTTGACCGCATCCAGCGCGTCGTTACGCGCATCGGTGATGGCCTGATCCAGATCCGGCAGGGTGGCGCGCGCGTCGGCGGTCAGGTTGCCGATGAAAGTGGTCGTGCTGTCAATCGTCTGGTTGATCTGCTGCACGCTCGGGCTGGTGTTGGCGATATAGTCTTCGAGCGCGGACTCGTCTATTGCGCCAGCCGATCCGCCGCCGGTACTGACGCCGCCATCGGTGAAACTCTGCGCGACGCGCCGGGTAATCTGGTCGATCTCGTCCCAAAGCACCGCGCGCTGCCCGGTGTTACCGCGGCGGCCCGCGAGTGTTTCAAGGTCTCGTGTGTTGCGTCCCTTGAACATGCGTCAGCCCCATATCTCTTCGATTTCACCGGCCAGCGTAATCCGGCTGATCTCGACCTTGCCTTTCACGCGCACCGACCACCGGCGCCCCAGCCCGTCCTTGAGCCGGCAGGGCTCATTGAGGCGCGTCACGGTCGTATGCATCTCGCCATCGCGGTAGACGGTCGCCTCGAAGGATGACGGGTCGTCCAGCGCGTCACCTTCCACCAAGAGCACCCCGAAGCTCGTCAGGGTCGGCAGGTGAAACTGCGACGATTGCCAATCGGCCGCGATGTAGCCGGCTTGGCTGCTGGCGAACTCCTGGATGATCGCGGACCCGTCGATGAAATGCAGGTTGCCGGTATAGACGTCAAAGCGCAGCTTTTCCGCGCCGTTGGACGTGCGAATGTAGCTCGGCTGGTCCGCGCTTAAGGCGATCATCGCCGTCTGTCGTCCGCCGCCGTCGCCCGGGTCAAAGCTGAACACGTAGGATCCATCGCGTCGCCCGGCGCTGAACGTCTCGGGCCGGAATTCGCGCCATTGGTCGCGCTCGAACAGGCCGCGGGTGATGTTCTGCGCGCCGCCCGACTGCGACAAGGTGATCAGCCCGTCCGTGCTGGGATAGGCTGCCGCATAGCCAAGATCGACAATGCCATCCTTGGACACGCATGGCGCGCTCTGCTCGATCTTTTCCATGATCAGGTTCTCGGGCGCGGTGCCTTGGACGACATAGGGCTCGCCCGTCGTCAGGACGGCCAGCATTGAGCCGAACGCGGCCAAGCCGACGATCGGGTTTTCGCTGATCAACTCGTAACTCAGCGGCCACGCATGCGGCCTGTACGGCTCGCAGAAATAGAGCGATTTGCCGGCGAACGCGGCTATCATCCCCGATTGCATGCCTGTGATGCCGCGGAGATCGTCGACCGGCGGGTCGTAATTGGCGCTCGCGAGCAATTCTTGCAGAGGATCGGTGTCGAGGTCGTTCACATAGAGGTTGGTCGCGGCCTCGAGTTCCTTCACGAAAAAGAACTCGGTCGCGCCCAGCGCGGTCGTTTGGCTGCGGTAGATGCGCACGCGATTGATCCGGCTCCCACTCGGCGGCTGGTCGATCAGGCTGATCTCGACCGTGCTGCCATCGGGCACGGCAAGCGGCGTGCTGGGCGGGCTCGGAATGCTCTCTTCGTCGAGGCTCGAGACCCACGTATAGACGAACAGCACTTCGGACTCTTGCGTCGCGCCGGAATCGGTGGCGATGGACGTGATCGGCGGCGCGGGCGGGGTTGGCAAAGCAAGCGGATACTCGGCCCCGCCATCACTCATGACCTTGACGATCGGGACGTCGTTCTCGCGCGTGATGTAAAGCCGGTCATCGGCCACCGGCCCCGGCACCACGTCGACATTCTTGTCGAAGGTCAGCCATGTCGCGCCGTTATGCAGGTAGAAATCCACCGGCGGCGTCGCCCCGGCGTCATGCAGCGCCAGATCGTCATGCAGCGCCTTGATGGTGCCGCGCTCGTGGTTGGTGTCTAGCGCGACCTGTGCGGCGCCCTCGGGCAACAGCGTCTTGTAGAGCCGCGGGTATTCGCCTTGGAAGGTGTTGAGGCGCATGCGCATGGTTCACTCCCTCAGAAGAACGCCGCGCGCGAACGCGGCCGGGCGCGGTGCTGCCCGCGCACGCGAGCGCCGTTGGCATTGTCGACGCCCTGGTCGAAGCGCCGGCCATGCAGCATGGCAAGATCCGGGTTGGTGAACGGCTGCTGCGGCATGACGAGAAGGCGCGCAATGGCGCCGGCGGCGATGGTTTCCGAATAGCGCGAGTGCAGGAACGCCGGCACGCTGTCATAGGCGTTCTGCAGAAACCCGTCCGCGCCGATCTGCATGTCGTCACCGTGGCGCGGCTTGAGGATCAGCGAAACCTTCAATGTCCCGGCCTCGAAGGGCACGATCGACACTTGGTTGAACATCTCCTGCGTGATCATGGCCGGCGTGGTGCCGGCGCTGGTGTCGATGTCCTCGAACGGCACATCGTCAAACTGCACGGGCGTCAGGCGCATATCGTTGAACTCGGCGCGCTCGATCTCATGGATCTCGGACTCATCCGGCGCGACAATGGCCTGACCCTGTTCGGTCAGGTCGATCTCGGCCCGGTGGCGCCAGCATCGCGTGCGCTCGCAGAACTCGATCGCTGATTGCCGCAACGCTTGCAGCATCTGTTGGGAGGCGGCACCCGGAGCGTGCGGGTTCACCAGATGCAGGAAGGTGGTCAGGTTGGTCATGGGGGTTGCCATGGCGGGGCCTCCTGTCTGGTGTCAGGTCGTGTCGGGTGTCGCCACGGCCTCGATCTGGCGCCGCGCGCCGAGTTTGGTCATGAAGGACTGGTAATATGCCATTGCGCGCTGGCTGGAGCCCGCAAGCTGCATGTCCTTGGCGAAGGCTTGGTAGAGGATGAAGTCGATAAGCACGCTCTTGTAGACCGGGTTCAGGTCGATCTCGTCGGTGTAGCTGGCAAGGTCGGTCGGGTCGCCCGGGATGGTGATCAGCGTCGGCGTGACCGCAACCATGGCCTCCATGCGCCCGGTGCCGTCATTGCCCGGGAACACGTAGAAGTCGGTCGGATTCATCGGGTCGGTGATGACGTGCTGCACCAGCGACGTGCGCGGGTAGGTGGCGGCGGCGTGCCAGCCGGGGATTTGGTTGTCCAAGGCGTCGCGCTCGATCGGTGTGATGGCCGGGCCGGCGGCGCGCGGCGCCTCTGCCGCGCTGGTGATGTTGCAAACGGCGCGCAGGAACTGCGCCTGATCGGCCTCGAGCTTCTGCAAAGTGCCGGGCTGCAGGTTGAGGATGACCGTCTCCGCGCAGGCGGATGGCTTGACCAGGCAGATTTCCAAGAGCGCGTCATTGAGCGCGGTGGCCAGTTCGAGAATCGGCCACCGCACGGCGTCGGGGTCTTGCAGAAAGGTCTGCGCGCGCTCGAGCACGTCCTTTGCGATCAGGGCCGGCATGGCGCCGTCCCTCAGTTGGCCCGCGCGGCGCGGGCCTCACGGATCTCGCGGATGATGCGGTCGCTCTTCATCTTGTGGTGCGGCTTCTGCATGAACTCGTCGCGGTATGCCTGTGCAAGCGAGCCCTCGTCGTAATCGTCGAGCCCGTCATCCTCGGGCGCTGTGTCCTGAACGTCGTCGCTTTCATCGTCCACGGATTCGATCCCATCGCCTTCGGGCGCGGTGTCGTCGGGCTGCGGTTCATCAACCGGCGTCGCCAGAAACGTGGTTTCGGCATCAGCCGCGACGGCGCGCATGGGGAATGAGCCATCAGCCGCGGCAAACCCCTCGGGGATGGACAGAAGGCGCTTCGCGTGCGCGTCGTTCTCGACGTCGCAGATATGCGGGCCGCCGGCCTCGCGCTCTTCGAAGAGGTATTCGGCGCCGTCAAGGCTGACGCGGGTACCGCCGACGCGCTCGATTTTCGAGATGATCAGCATCTTGCTGGACTCCTGGAATGGGGAAAGGCCGCCCCGCGAGGGACGGCCAGATCGCGTCCGAGATCAGTGGACGTAATGAAGGACGACGGTCAGTTTCTTGCCGGAACCGACGGTCACATTGCCGCTCAGGGTCACGCCCAGCCCGCGGTGGTCGTTGGTGCGCCCGACGGCGAGGCAGTCCAGTACGGTGGCAGGGGCCTCGTTGTCGTTGACGGACACGCCATCGAAGATCAGATCGGTGGTCAGCGCGCGGCCGGAATCGGTGGACCCCGCTTCGCCGTCGAGCACGCCAATATCTGCGGTGATGGCCCCGAGACCTTCGCCGATCAGCGTGGCGCCGACGATCTGGGCCCCGCCCGGCACGAAGCCGATTTCGAGCACGTCATCCGCGCTGGTGAAGTCGACAGGGAAGTCGTAGGTCAGAATGGCGGCGCAGACGAGGCCCGAGGAATAGCCCACGGGTTGATTGGCGCGACCATATGCGAAGTCGTTCTGTTTCAGCATGGGTCTATCCTTTGTTTCAGGCTGACGTCAGGGGCGGCACGGGCGCCCGGAGGCGCCCGCGTCGGTCTTTAGTTCTCGGGCTTGGCGTAGGTGTCGATCGCCATCACCCCGAAGTCGCGCCCGTTGAACCGGGTCTTCTTCAGGCCGACAATCGTACCGCAGGCGATGCTCGGCGTGTTGTCGTAATCGTCGACCTCTTCCTTCCACATGTACCGCTGGCCTGCGGTCGTGCCGTAGGCGCAGACGGCCGCTTGGCGACCCATGAAAAGCCCACGTGCGGCGGGAAGGTCGCTGCCGGTCCCGTAGTCGTCGAAGCGGATCACGCGCTCGTGGCTGTGCAGGATCACGTTGTTGATCATCCCGAGACCACCCTTGAAGATCGGGTTGTTGCGACCCTCGGCCGCAGCGGCGGCCTTCTGGATCTCGAGCCAGCCCGACCCTTCCTCGGTGCGCATGTCCTGCTCTTGGTTGGGAGACATGACCGTGACGTAGCGATCCTCGCCCTCGACACTGACCGGCATCATGTTGGCGGTATCGGGGTCGGTGGCGCGCATCATGCGGGCCTTGGTGACGGCGCGCTCGATCAGCTTCCGGCTCATCTTGTCCGAATTGGTGATCGTCGCTTTCGACACGGCCGAGCCGCCGTAAATCATGTGCTGCGCATCGGGTGTCTGCAGGGCGTTGCCTGCGTGGCCGGCATAGTCGGTGTCCTCGATGAACTCCTGGTTGATGCCGCGGACGCCGGACAGATAGATGAACATCAGCTCGTCCATGTATTTCGACCAGTAATCGCCGAGACGGTTGCGGCCCGTGGTGCGCATGTCGTGCGCGGTGCGCTTGCGCGTCATCCGGCCACCGGCGGAGACCGAGTGCCGCAGCTGGTCGATGATGACCTCGTCGGTGTAGAACTTGAGGCTCTCTTCCTTGCCTTTCACGCGGTTGTCACCGCTGGTCGGCTTGCCGCGCAGCTGCACGGACAGGTCGAAGCTGATGCGCTCGCCCTGCTCGGTTTCGAGATCCGTCTTCTGTTCGATGACGTTGTTTTCGCCCTTGCCAATGAACTTCTTGGAAAAGTAGCTCTTTTTGACGGAGTCGACGGCGAGATTCGAGGACCATTTCTTCTGGGCCTTGACGTCGCCAAAGGGGATGATGGTTTGGGGCATAACGATTCCTCATGCGGGTTTGAGACCTGCATAAGCACATCATGCGCCTAGCGTGCGTCTTGCATACCATATGTTGTGTCCGAAAAAAAGGGGGCTTTGCGCCCCCTAGTCTGCCGGCCCGATTATCACCGCGCGGGGTGGGTCATCGCCGCACGCGTCGATCTCTTCTGGATCACCGGGTTCATTGCGGATCGACACATGATCCGGGGCCCCGAAGGCGATGCGGACACGCCCGGCGCCGGCGTCCTTGATTTCCAAGGTTATGTCGCCGATGCGCACCACGTCACTCTTCTTCAACTTCAAAACCAGCATGCGGGCGTGTCCTTATGGCAGGGGCTTGAGGGTCAGAGGTTCGCCGAAGAGAACTCGTCCCGCTCAGCGTCCGACAACTTGGCGATCTCGGCCTCGATATCGTCGGGATGCGCGTTTCGGTCGTTCATCATGCGCTGCAGATATGCGAACTTGCTGTCCCCCTCGTCGCTGACCTTGGACGCCGGCACGCGGGCGAGGGTCTGCGGCGGTGTATGAAGCTCCTTGCCGTCCTCTTCCTTCTTCGCGGCCTTCTTCTGCTGCGGCGCGGGGTCTTTCTTCGCCGCCTTCTTGCTGGGCGGCACGTTGGACAGACCAAGGTCTTCGGCGGTAGCTTCAAGCCGGCGATGCGCCAGGGAAAGCTGTTGCTCGAAACTGAGCTTGGAGTAGGCCGGGTTGCTGGTGACGTCTTTCACCTCGGCGTCGAGGGCCGACATCACCGCCTGGTCGGCCTTGAGGTCGGGGAACGCCTTGAAGTAGCTCGCGACGGCATTGTCCCATTGCGTTTCTTCGGCGGCGACGCGCTGGCGGTAGGTCGCGCGTTCCTCGATGATGGACTCGGCCTGCGTCTGGATCTCGCCTTCCTGCTCCGCAAACTCCTGCTCGTCGATCTCGCCATCGTTGAACTTCTGGAACAGGTCGGTGCGCTTGTCGCGCAGGTCTTTCATCTGCGCGTCGTGCTGCGGCGTCTGCACCTGCTTGGGATCGCGCGGCTGCGGCGCAGCGGCGTCAGGCTCGGCGGCCTTTTCCGGCTCAGGATCATCCTCGGCGGCGGCGTCCGCGCCTTCAGCGTCCTCGTCGGAACCATCCTCGTCGCTTTCGTCACCGGACGCGGCCTGCGCCTCGACGTCTTCGGCAGAGTCATCCTTGTGCGCATGCTCGCGCGCCCAGCCATTGTCGACCCATTGCTGGGTGTCTTCGCCGGTCAGCGATGCGCTGCCGTCGATTTCCTCGCCTTCGTCAGCCTCAAGCGCCGCGCGCTCTTCGTCGGTGAGAAGTTCGAGATCGTCGTCTTTGTCGTTTGCCATGGTGTTGGCTCCTTTCGTTGGTCAGAGGTCGTCTAGGCCGCGAGAAAACACGTCAACGGAAGTTCACTCGGCGGGATAAGCCAGGCGCCGCACCTGAACGGCCAGCCCATCCAGCCCAAGGATCTCGGGCAGGGCTTCCAGCAGGTCCGTCGCGTCGGTGAAAGCGTGCCGACGGTCGGGATAGCACCGGGGGTCTTTCGCCCCTTCCTCGACGATGTACCCGCCGTTTGCCGCAGCGATGTTGTGCGTGCCATGCACGATCATAGACCCGTCGTGCCGGCGCGCGATCGTCAGAAGCTCGACGGGTTCGGATGCCATGGTGCCCTCCATGACATCCGAGGGGGAGAACAGTTGCCCCTCCGGCGCATTGAAGTGCACCGGATCGCCGGTCAGGCTCACGATCTTGTCGTCGTGGTCGCTCATTTCGCGCCACCTTCCGCCGAATGGCGCTTGGCGCTCATGCCGTGCTTGGCCGCGATCTGCCGCTTCATCGGGCTGGCCCAATCGGGCAGCATGAGAAGAACGGCGATTTGGTCGCCCTGCTTCTCCGGGTCGCCGATCTCCCTGCACGCGCTGCCGGGGTATTTCCCCTCGGG